AAGAAGAGGTGCCGTCGAAAGGGGGGCTTAAACGTGTCTGGCGTGCCAAGTCGGAAAACACGCACTGGTTGGACGCTAGTTATTACGCTTGTGTCGCTGCTTCTATCCGCGACATCCGGTTGCGGCACGCCGCGCCGTCGAAAGCCACCGCCAACACCGTGGCCAACACCGCAGCGGCTCCCGTCGAGGATCAGGGCCGTCAGCGTCAAACCGCAAGCCATCCATCGGCACAATACGACCCGCAACGCTCGTGGTTCGCACAGCAGCGAAAGAGGCGCCTATGATCGATCTTGACCCGGTGACAGGGCCGGAATGCGTACGCTGTGGCTGTCGCGATTGCGTGATTATCTCGCCGCTTTCGACAATCCCAAATCCCGCCGACCCAACTGGCAACGCTCCGCCGTGGGTGATTCCCGGTCATGCGCGATGCAAGCACTGCGAGACGCGTTTTCGCTTTACGGAGGTGATCGACGAGCCGAAGGACGTCAAATACGTGCCGCCCAACTGCCCGCGTTGCAAGAGCGAGGACGTCAAGGTTCGCAGCAGTCCGAAGGCCCAATTGGATCAAAAGAAGCGGTACATGCGATGCAACTCCTGCAAGGCCGATTATGTCGCCGTAGAGCAGCAATAAATTCCTTTATTCGGCGATAAAGCCAAACGTTCAATCGCTGCCAGCCGTCCGCTATCGTTTGGACATGGCAGCAACTTTCGCCGCAATCGAAACCTTGATGGACGCAGCCGTGGCCGCTATGGCTGCTGCGGATTACGCCACCGCTCGGGATAAGGCCCTAGCGGCTCAGGCGTTGTTGTCGGTGTTGCCGAACACGTCCCGCAACTCAAGCGGTGGCGGATCGGACGCGCTCACCTGGGACCGCGTTGCCGTTAGCCAGTTTGTCGCCAACGCCATTAAGCTAGCGAACGCGTCGCGTGGCATCGTTGAGAGCAAAGTGAGACTACAGCCGTTACCCGGCTCAGGCGTCAACCAACTTGGCGTCTGGGGACAGGGGAACTACTAATGGGATGGCTCACCTTCTGGGCGCACGTCAACGGCCAGCCGATCAATGCCGACCTGAATACGTGGCTCACGAACTTGCGGCACCGCTGCGAGTACGAGGTTGCCAACAACTCGCTCGTCGAGGGCATGGTCAACACCTATCAGCTTTGCTGTGTTGGCTCTGAAGCTCCTGCTCTCTCAATCCAAACCGCCAACGAAGAATACGCCGCCCGCCGATCGGCCATTTGGGATGAGTGGTCGAGCACCGCAGGAAGCAATCAACAGCTATCGCTTGTTGAGATTTTGCACCTGTGGATTCGCTCGCTGTTCGGAAGTGGCGAGTTTTTTTGCCAACTCATCAGCGTGCCGGAAGCGTCGCCAATTTCGCTGCGGCTATTGCCGATCCATGCCTATCGCTGTTTCACGCCGCCCTACATGATCGGCGTTCCCGAAGTGGCTTTGGGCGTGCGTCGCGACGTCAAGAACCGACGGCCGATCAGTTATCTCATCAGTCAACCCTGGATTTACCAAGCGTACGAAGTCTACACGGGCCAGTTTGACGAAATCCCGTACGCCGACATGATCCACGGATACCAATTGATTGAGCCGGATCAAGTGCGGGGCGTGCCGTGGATTGCGTCGTGTTTGGATAGTATTGCCCAGCTACGCGACTTTAAGCTTGAAACGCTCGACGCCGCTCGGGCCGCTGCCGACTGGGCCGTGTTGTTGACAACCAATCATCCCGACTCGCCATTTTTCGCGCAGAACGAATACACCGACGTCGAGCGTCGAACGATTCGAGCGATGCCGCCTGGATGGGACGCTAAGCAAATGTCGCCGGCGCATCCTGGGCCGCAATTCATTCCGTTCTATGAAGCCATTGCCCGCGAAGTCGGCGGGCCGATTGCGATGCCGTTGATGATGCTTTTGCTCGATTCGTCGAGCAGCAACTATTCCTCGGCGCGATTTGATGGCCAGATGTTTTGGCGGGGCGTTGCCAAGACGCAAGGCTGGCTCGGACGCATCTTGGCGCGTATTGAATCGCTTGTCGCTCGCGAAGCGGAACTTATGGGAATGCTACCGGCCGCTCCGCCCGACCTGATGCGTCAATTCGTCTGGCCGCGAGCGCCGCATGTCGATCCGGTAAAAGAGGCCGAAGCTGAGCGGATGGCGTTGCAGAACGGATCGCTGAGTTATACGCAGCTTTGCGCCGCGAACGGCACGTCGATTGAACGAATGATTGCCCAGCGTAAGCGGGACAACGAACTACTTAAGGCCGCTGGATTGCCTGAGATTCCTGGCATCGACTCGGCACAGAAGACGGCGGAAATCAACGCCAAAATGAACAACCCCGGCGACGATCCGCCTGCCGACGAGGATCGCTTGCCATACGAGCAACCGACAAGCGGCACGCCGTCGCCGCCGGTCCGCAAAGCAACCCGATGGGCGGAGGTGCCGAGTGTCAACTAGCATTCGCCGCGCAGCCATCCAGCCAGCAACGTATAACGCGGACGATCGCTCGGCCGTCGCAATCCTGGCAACGGAAGATGCGGTGTTTTCGACCGACGCCGCGACCGGTCAACCGCTGCTCGAAGTGTGGCTGATGAATGGCGTTGAGCCTGTTGATCAAGTGCCGCTCTTAGACAACCACGAACGCGATAGCGTCGCTTGCGTGGTTGGCAGTGTGTCAGATGTCATGGTCCGCGAAGACGCGTTGGTGGGCCGCATAACGATCAGCAGCACGCAAGAAGAGACAGCCACGAAGGTAGGCGAAGGCCATATTCGCGACGTCTCGGCTGGCATACAGCCGATCGAAGTCGTAACCATTCCCGCCGGCCGATCGCAGGCCGTGGCAGGCGAAACGTACACAGCGCCGGAGGACACCGATTTACGAATCGTGACCCGCTGGCGACTGCGAGAAGTAAGTGTGTGCCCGATCGGAGCCGATCCGCGGGCGAAGATTCGTAGTCTAGCCAGCGAGGTAGGTGCAATGGAAATGTCGCCAAAGATGCGCGAGTATCTGCGCGGAATTGGGATGGATGAAGCCGCGAGCGATGACGAGGCTCGGGCGTTTTACGAGGCGTTGCCAGAAGGCGCCCGCAAACGTGCCGACGCTTATGTCGTCGAAATCAGCGAGGAGGAAGAGGAGTCCGAAATGGAGGCTCCCGAACAACCGGCCGTCGCGCCCGAACGGGCCGAAGGCGACGTGAAGGAAATGGAAGGCAAGCAAATCAGCCAAAAGAGCTACGGCGGCAAAGTGTCGAAGCGTTCGCGCGGTGACGCGGTGCAAGCCGAGCGTAAGCGGATCAGCGAAATCAATCGCCTCGGTGAAGGCGTGCCGGCGGAATTGGTCCGCAAGGCCGTTGACGAGGGATGGAGTCAGGAGAAGGCAGCGATGGAGTTTATCGACAAAATCCGCAGCAATCGCGCTGCTCCCGTGGCTCCGGCCGCGATCCATGTCCGGTCGAGCGAAGACGTGACGCCGGAAGTGCTTGGCACCGCATTGGCTATCCGTTCGCAGGGCGGTGAAGCCGTGTTCAAAGCTCGCGGCCAATACCGCCAAGGCGAGGGCGGCGACTACGTGTTGCGTCGATTTGGCTCCAGCAAAGAGCACGAGTCGAAGCGTGACCAGCTTGTCAGCCGGGCTGAGGAATACGCCCACATGTCGCTCGCCGACATCTGCCGCGAGGCGTGCCGCCTGGATGGCAAGACGCTTTCGCTTCGCACAAGCCATGCGGAAGTTTTCCGTACGGCGGTTAGCGGTTCGTCGCTCGCGTCGATCTTTACGACCAACTTCAACGCCAGCTTCATGAGCGGCTACATCGACTACGAAGACACCACAACCGAGTGGTGCAACGCGGAAGATGTCGTCAACTTCCTGACGCGCGAAGTGGCGACAATGGGCAAGTTTGGTTCGCTCACCAAGCTCAGCCGTGGTCAAACCGCGCTCGATATGGACATCAGCGACTGGAAAGAGTCGTACAAAGTGACCCGCTACGCGGGCAAGTTTGTGGTCGATGAGCAGGACATCATCAACGACCGCTTCGGTGCGTTGGAGCAGGAATCGCCGCGTGATATGGGCTTGTCGGCCGCTCAATTGCGGCCGGGGCTTGTTTACTCGGAGATCTTGAACAACTCCGCACTGGACGTCGATGGCGTCAATTTGTTCGATGCGTCGACGCACAAGAACTACGGCACCACGTCTACCGCTCTTGCCGCAACGACGTTGCAAGCGGGTATTTCCGCGATCCGCAAGCAGCGTATTCGCGACCGTGTTTTGAACTTGCAACCGCGATTTTTGATCGTGCCACAGGCTCTCTACTGGTCGGCTGACATCCTGGTGGATTCGCCGCAACGGATCATCGCTGCCGATAGCGGCGGCGTGAAAAACCCGCTGCTCGGTATGCTGGGCGTCATCGCTGACGATCGTATTGGCACCGCTGGCGTCATCGATCCGCGCACGGGATCGGTGGTGGCTGGCTCGGACACCAACTGGCTGCTCGTCTGCAAGCCAGGCGATCAAGGGGCGAAAACGATCATGGTCGGCTACCTGCAAGGCACTGGCCGGGCGCCCAAGATTCGCTCGTTCGTCCTGGATCGTGGTCAATGGGGCATCGGCTGGGACATCAGCTTTGACATCGGTGTCAAGGCTCTCGATTACCGCGCCATGTACTTCGCGACCGGGGCCGGCGCGTAGTCGTCAATCGTCAATCAATCGCGGCTGGCAATGGGCTGGCCGCGACATCTGCACGCAAATCATCAGGAGAATAGGATATGCCTACCGCTTACACTGCCCAGGCGATTCGTCGTCAGGAGCACCATGAAGTCAATGTTGCGTCGTCCGCCGCCGCTTACGATCCGGGCGACATCGTTCTCAATTGCATCGGCGACGGCCGCGTAGGCATCGTCGCTGGTCTGGAAGCCGTCGCGATTGGCGACCCGGTGACGTTCTACGTGACGGGCCAATATGACGTCAATTGTGCGAGTGCCACGACGTTTTCGGCTGGCGATGCGGTGTTTTGGGACAACACGAACAACGTGGCCAAAACGACAGCAACCGGCGGCTACCAATACATTGGTCGAGCCGTTCGCGCGAAGGTCAGCGGTCAATTGTTTGTCCGCGTCGAGATCAACCGCCAAGTCGTTGTCGCGGCTGGCGAAGTGACGCTCGACGGTAGCAATCCAACGCCCGTCGCTACTGGACTCAGCAAGGTGCTGGCCGCCACGGTCAGCCTGAAGCAAGCCACAGCGCCCGGCGACGATCCAAGCTGGCTGTCGGTGGATTACAGCGGCAGCGACGGCACCTTGAATGTGTATGCCTGGAAAAACACGGGCGGCACCGATCCGACGTTGGTCGCGTCGACCAATAACACGGCCGTCGTGTCCTGGGTTGCGTGGGGTGTGTAATGTCGCTCGTCGATAGCTTATGGGAATCAGCAGGTGCGCCGATTAATGATGAGTTTTTCGGCGTGTCCATTGTCTACAGCCGTGGCACGCAAAGTGTCACGGTGACGGCTATTCCCTCGGTTATTGCCTACGAGCAATTCAGCGTCGAGGACATCCCGCTAAACACGGTGGTTACGTGGCGACAATACTTGATTCCCGTCTCAGCGCTGTCCGTGATAGCGCCGACGGGACAAGTGTTCCGACCAAAGCGGGCGGATACGATTGTCGAGACCGTCAACGGTGTTGAGTGTAAATACGAAGTGTGCCCGCTGCCGGACAAGCCGCTGGCTGAATTGCAGCTAGGGGCCGCTCGGTGGCTGGTGCGTGCGAAACGGGTTGAGTGATGGCCAGCACGATTGTGCAAGTAGCGGATGCGGTACTAGCGACGGTCAAAGGGCTGTCGTTCGATTTTCCGTACACTGCCAATCGTGGCTATGGTGACATCGATGAACAATTGGAGGAACGCGACAAGGCCCAGATCGACGTGATACCGTCGGCTCAGCCCCTACTCGAACAAGCGACGCGGGGAGCTTGGGCCTATCGTGTCGACGTGCATGTTGTGTTGCGTCAGCGGTTCTCGGCACTGGAAAGAGCATTGCAAGATGGAAGGTTTGACAACGCGATTCTTGACCCGATGGTTGAGGCTGTCGAGCGTATCGCGGAGGCGTTGACGCCCGTACGATTCACGAGCATCGAACCGATTGACGCGAAGTTTTTCCAATCCGCGATTGAATCGCTGTACATATCCGAGCACCTGCGGCAATTCGGTCAATTCACCGGGCACATTCGCGTTACATTCATGGTCGAAAAT